TGAAAAACAGGATCTCGGAAAGGCCCCGAGAGCCATCAATCCCCGTAGCTCGCGCTATAACCTTGTGCTAGGCAAGTATCTCAAGTTCTTGGAGAAGAAGATCTATAGAGGTATTAACCAAGCGTTTGGTGCGCGGACAGGCCACACGGTTATAAAGGGAATGAATGTCAAGGAGGCAGGAAACGTGATATACGAGAAATGGCGAAGATTTCGACATCCCGTAGGAGTTGGCCTAGATGCCAGCAAATTCGACATGCACACATCGATTCCTGCACTCAAGTTTGAACATTCAGTGTACAGAGGTATCTTTCCTAGAGCAGCCGAGCTCAAAAGATTGCTTCGATGGCAGTTGCGTAACAGAGGAGTTGCGTACTGCGAAGATGGGAGAGTTAAATTTAGTATGGAAGGCACACGTTCCTCAGGAGATCTTAACACATCCCTGGGGAATTGCATTATCATGTGCGGCCTGATATACGCTTATGCCCAAGAACGTGAGGTAGACGTGGAGCTGATGAACAACGGTGACGATTGTGTGGTGATTATGGAGGCTGAGGACCTCGAAAGATTCATGCACGATTTGTCAGCCTGGTTCGAGCGATACGGATACCGAATGACCATCGAGAAGCCTGTGTACGAGTTGGAGCGGATGGAGTTCTGCCAATCACGCATCGTCCTCGTAAACGATGAACCAGTGATGGTGCGTAACCTCACCAACTCTATAACCAAGGATCCCATGTGCCTCGTACCACTACAGACGGAGAGTGTTCTGAAAATGTGGTACAAGGCGGTGGGTGATTGTGGACTGTCCATTACGTGCGGCGTGCCAGTACTCCAGGAGTACTACAAGCTGTTCCAGCGTAGCGGGCAGAGCTACAGCGAGGGGTTCCTGCAACATGTGCAGAAGAACACCTCGCACCTTCAGCGGATGAAGGGGATGACAATGAAGGAGAGCGTAGTTTCCGCGGAAACTAGATGTAGTTTCTACTACGCTTTCGGGATACTACCTGCCATGCAGATAGAATTGGAGAAGTTGTATGCGTCGATGAGTTTAAGGTCATCAATTGAGACGCTGTTGCATCGTGATTTGACCCTCGATAAGTTTGATAACTGTCCACCATCCTTGGTGCAGTGGATATTTTAGGAGCCGGCCCTGAAATATTTCAAACTAGTCATTCACGATATTTCGCAACAACTTTTGTGGTCCATACTGGTCTGACGGAGAATTCCAACAGTCAGTCAAGGAACCGAAGCTACAACCAGTCAACGAGTTCGATACTACCTGTCGCGATCACGACGTGTCTTTAGCACACGCCCAGTCGAACAGAGAAGCAAGAGCAGCAGACGCCAAGTTCTACAGCCAAAACATAGGCAAGGGAATTACTAGAAGTACTGCAGCAGTACTAGTAAAGTATCTCAATCCTATTATGACGAACAAGGGTAATAAACCAAACCTACGTGGCGCGCAGAAGGCGGTACAACCTCCATTGAGGGGCAATGATACCACCCGCGCGGCGCCAGTAGCGATCGCCACACGGCGGACTGGGGCGAAGCCATTGGTCACAAACACCGCTGGTGGTGTCACTGTGGCCCATAGGTCATTCCTTCTTCCAGTCAACAATTCACTAAATTTCGCCGCCATCTCAGTTCCCTGCAACCCGGGGCTCTCAGGCTCGTTTCCATGGTTAGCCAAGCTAGCCAGACGTTATGAACAATACCGTTTTAAGAAACTACGCTTTGAGTACCGGAGTGTTGCTGCATCATCCACCTCTGGTGTGGTGATGATGAGCTTTGACTACGATGCAGCCGACAGTGGGCCAGCAACGAAGGCCGAACAGGCGCAGACAATTCCGAATTCTGAAACCAACGTGTGGATGAACAACGACTTGTCGGTGCGCCCCGGACCTGAGTGGCTCTTTGTGCGTGCTGGAGTCTTAGCAACGAACTTGGATGTCAAGACGTACGATATGGGCAACATGTGGTTGTCCAGCTCCTACGGTAACAATGTTACTGGTGGGGAGTTGTACGTCGAATACACAGTGGAGCTCCGGCGGCCAACAGATGGGCCGGAGGTGTGTGGTCGCTACTACGCAGACACAACATCGTTCGCGTCGGCAATTGGGACAGCCAACCTGGTGCAAACCGGGGAGGCTTTCCCTTTTGTGCGGGCCAGTGGAACTACATTTAATGTACTCTCTGGCGGTAGCTACATGATAGCTGCCCGCGCGTCAGGAACAGTGCTGACAGCGATTGTCCCACTACCTACAATTATTTCCGGAGGCACATCAGCCGCGGCCAACACGATCTTCAGTTGTGTTGACGCATCCGGATTACAAACACTACACGTGTTTAAGGTGCGCGTTGATAGCGGGGATTCTATCGTCTTTGCGAATGCAGGGGCAGGTACGACCCTAACGGCCGTGAGGTATGCCGTTGCTACTATCGACTACACACCAATGTAGGAAACTTAGGTTATTTGTTACATGTTGCATATTAGGATAAGGGGGCACTAAAGATTGGGGAATACCGCCCAACGCCCTTGTTTGAGTGAGGTGGCCGCCGTGCCATTGAGTGTTAGGAAGGGAAGTGTGCCATAGGAGGCGTAGGATAGTTGTACGATGACCCTTCGGGGGGAGCGTGGGTAAATGCCAGAACGGAATTGTTCATCAGTTCTGGAAGACTCTACCACGCGGTGTGAACAGCAAGGATCCGAAACCGTACACGAGCAGCGCAATACCAACCAGCACTAGCTCCGACAGCGAGAGTGGGAGACACTCTCTTGCCATAGAAGCGAGACTATGAGATGTTCCGTGCCGCCCAAGCTTACCTAGCGTTGTAGGTGAAAGCCGTCCATATCCGATGTGACGTTAAACATGCCTGCGTCAGCACTCTGGTACCCAGAGAGGAGCAAACCCGACCAAATCTCGATACACTGAGTGGGGGGGTCGGTGGCATCACCCACGAAACCGAAAACTATCCAGACGCTTTTAACTAGGTGCACAAACCAAGG